CCTCATCGCTTGAGATTGGGATCAGTCGTTCGTGCCGATTTCCGTCTCGATCTCGTCGGCCAGCCAGCGGGCATAGTTGGCGGCCTTGCGGGCGTCGCTGCGGTCCTGTCCTTTCCAGTTGAGGCGGCACAGGTAGACCAGCGTCGTCCCGAGGAGATAGCCGAGGTACTGGTCCCGGGTCAGTTTGGCGCGGATGACATCCAGCGTCTCGATGCCGCCGGCGTCGTAGTATGTTGCCTGGTCGTCTCTGCTCATTGATTCTCCTGGGGTTGAGGTTCAGCCGTTCACCAGCAGGTCGACGAACCACACCTTGTCGACCTTGCGGATATCGATGATGCCGATGGACTCGGCGACGAATTCACGGACGTGCTTGCGTTTGATCCACCACTGGTCGCCGCCCTGGGCCTCGACCCGGTCGGTCCCGCGGCGGGCGGCCTTGAGCCAGCCGCGCTCGATCCAGCGGGTGACGCAGTGGGCGTCGATGCCGAACTCGTCAGCCAGCTGGGTGGCGGTGTAGTGGTCGATGTCGACCGTGTCGCAGCCCATCCGCCGCCGCTTGACGACGATCGCCGTGGCGGAGCGGGTGTATCCGTTGGCCCGGAAGATCCGGGCGATGACGTCGGGCTGCTTGTGGGCGTGTTGCTGCAGCAGCTCGACCTCGGCAGCGCTCCACACCGGCTCGCGGTTGTCGGTCATGCGGGCGGTGGCCAGGCCGAGGATCATGGCCCGTTTTTTGACCCACCAGTACGGGCGGCCGAGGGTGGCTGCCAGCCGCTTGAGGTTGGTCTTGTCGGTCGGGCGGGCGTAGGCCTCGGATATCGCCCTGTCGATTGCCGGCGACGATTCCCAGCGCCTGTAGGGCTTGGGCTTGTTGTTGCCGTAATAGATGCCGTTGAGCCGGGCCTGCTGGTGGATGGCCTTTACCGTCCGCCGCGGCAGAAGCGGGGCGCAGGCCTTCGCGCCGCCGGTCGGGTAGTGCTGCTTGATGATGGCGACCTCGGTGGTCGTCCAGTAGTAGCGTTTTTCCTCTTTTTTCATGCCGCCACCCTCGCTGTAGTCTTCAAATGGACGTTCGCTCTGACCAGCGCTGCCGGTACATATGGTGATACCGAGTTGCCGCACATCCGCACCTGGGCCGTCTTTGTCATCGGCTTGCCGTCGACAGCGCAGTCAATCTCGTAGCTGTCAGGAAAACCCTGAGCCCGGAACAGTTCACGCGGGGCCAGCATCCGCAGGCCGATGTCGACGATCAGGTAGTCCTCGCATCCGACGGTGACCAGTCCGAACCGGTCCTTGGTCGTAACGGTATGCAATGGCTCGTTCAGCCTCGGATCCTGGTCGCTGCCGTAGTATTTCAACAGGAATGCCCGCACCTCACCGACATGGGTTCCGGATGCGGTGATCGTCGGCACGGGGGAATCAACCCGTTGCCCGTCTCTGCAGGTCCCGCGCAGCTTCACCAGGTGGGAAGTGACGAGTCCTGTCTTGCCGCCGCCGCCGGCGGTGATGGTACCGACCGGTTCGCCGCAGCCGCTGCCGACGCTTTTGCCGAACTGTCGCATCATCGATGCGGTGACCAGTGAATGGTGGTCGACACTGGTCACCGTCCCGATGGGATCGCGCAGATCAGAGCCGACCACTCCGCCGTAATGCTTGACAAGGAACGCCTCGACCAATGCGTGATGGCCCCCCTTGATGCTCGCACAGATGGTGCGGAGCGGCTCGTCAATCGCCATGCAGCGCGGCGAAGAGGCGTTGGCATGCTCCGTCAACACCGGAACGCAGAGCGCATGCCGGTTTTCAGTGGTCTGCGTCGCCAGCGGTTCATCGATGGATTGGCCGCGGAACTCGCCGTTTTTTTCACCGTAATAGGTGACGATGAACGGGTTCTGGCTGTCGACGACATACCGCATGATTCCTTTGGCGATCCTTCGGCACGTCGCATCCGCCAGCGGCCGTTTCCGCTCGAAAATCGACGGAGCCGGAATTTTCCAGTCGATGCATTCCGCCGCGGTGCGCCATGGCTTCAATTTCCCCATACTTACGGCGGCGCTTTTCGGATCTCCGTGCGTCGGCTCCGGCCAGACAACATCGAGGCCGTCGCACCTGGCAACGAGGAACAGGCGCTTGCGGATCGTCGGCGCCCCGTAGTCGCAGGCCCGCAACTCCCTCCACTCAACCTGGTAACCGAGCCTCTCCAGCCGCCGCACCCAGCGATAGAACGTCGCCCCGCGATTCATCCCGCAGGGCATCATGACGACATCTCCGTGCTGGTCGCGCTTCTTCCTGCCGTTCCCATCGCATGCCGGGACAAGCGGCCCCCAGTCCTGGAACTCCTCCACGTTCTCGAGCATGATCACCCTGGGTCGCACCTTCTGCGCCCACCTGATCACCACCCAGGCCAGTCCGCGTATCTTTTGCGACACCGGCTTGCCGCCCTTTGCTTTGCTGAAATGCTTGCAGTCAGGGGAAAACCATGCCAGACCGACCTGCCTCCCGCCGCACACGGCGACAGGATCGATCGACCACACGTCCTCGCAATAGTGTCGCGTCCACGGATGATTTGCCATGTGCATGGCCACCGCTTCTCGATCGTGGTTGACTGCGACATCGACCGCCCGGCCAAGCCCCCATTCCATCCCCAGGCTGGCTCCTCCGCCACCGGCGAAGTTGTCGACGATCAACTCGTCGAACAATCCAGGCTGAAGTCTTTGAATCGCTCGCGTCATCTCATCACCTCAACGCAGCGATGCGCTCGGCATCGAGGCCGGAGACGCGGCCGGCGATGACATCGAGGGCGAGATCGAGGAGGATTGCGGCACGAGGGGTGGCGGTGGTGGGGGTGATCGTCCCGGCCACCTTCGCCAGGTCGGAGGCGGTGAAGTCGTCGCCGTCGATGATCTTCTCCAGGTCGATGACCTGCTGCCGGAGCTGGTGGTTCACGGCCATGATATTCCGGGCGACGATCGGCAGGTTGTCGGCATCGAGGGTGACGTCGGCACCCAGGATCCCGAGCGTCTCGAACCAGATGTCGGTGGCCCGTTGGCGCTCGCGCTGCAGTAACGCCACCGCTTCGAGGATCGGTTGTCCCTCGTCGAGGTCGAGCTGGTCGCGGATCGTCGCGATGATATGTTTTGTTGCGTCGAGCCTGTTTTTCAGCCATTCGGACTCGGCCACCAGGTTATCGACGAAGGCCTCAATATCGGCCCCAGGCTCAAGATTGTTGTTTGCCCAGATATGATTCAACACCTGATCGGATTCTGTCACCTGATCTGCAGATTTCGGCGACGGCCATACCTCCTGTCGCAGGTAGTCCTCCCCCTTAGCCTCGGCCAGCGTCTTGAGCACCAGGTCGGGATTGACGTTGGCCGCCCGCCAGATGTGCTCGCAGGTGGCGCAGGCGTTCTTGTTCCTCACGCTTCTGATCTTCTTCTTTTCGCCGCAGATCTCGCACTCGCCATACATGCTCATGTCGTTCTCCTTGTTGGTGGTGGTGGTGGTCAGTTGGTCGGCGGTGACGATCGTCAGCTCCGCCGGCGGATTGTCGCCCTCGTGGCACTGGCTGCAGGCCAGGTTGCCGGGATCACGCAGGGCCTGGCACATCCGGCGCCAGGTCGGGTCGGTCAGCCGGGTCGGCTGTCCCCTGGTCACCGGACAGCGGGACGAGTGCGCCAGGGTCGTCCTGGTACGGTACGGCAGCCCGGCCAGCTCGAGCGCGGCTGTCTTGTTCCACTTCCGCCCCGGTCTCATGCCGTAGCCGGGTCGACCTCGATCGACTTGATCGAGATCCGCATCGATGCCATTACACATGCGTGGTTCTCGCACTGGTGATAGCGGATCCTGGTGGTGTCCTCCCACGGCATCGTCTTGTAGATCCGGCTCCGCCGACCGCACCACGGACAGGTGGCTCCGGTGCGGGGGGAGTAGTCGACACCGGCCGACGCCGTCTCGATCGCCATGGCTATTTTGGCCATCATCGCGCTGTTACGCATCTCATCCCTTCTGCCAGTATTTGATCTGGAGGATATCCTCGGCGACCAGGGTCATCACGCCGGTATCCCAGTAATGGTTTGCCCGTCCCTCCGGGCATTCCCACAGGTTGAGCTGGTTGACGTATTCGGCGCACATCTGGGCGGCGTAGTCGCGGCCGTGGGCGTCACGGTCGTTGACCGAGGCCAGCAGATGCCAGGCGCCGGGATCGTCGGGTTTGACCTGGAGCACAGAGGCCAGCTGATCCTTGTAGTGGTGGGTGTCGACCGTCACCAGCTTGACCCCGCCGGGGATCTGGACCTTGGTTCCGGGATAGCGGTCGATCGTCGTCCACGAGTGGGGGTTGGCCTTGCGGCCGACTCCGCCCTTGTAGGCCTGGGTCCGGCCGGGGTATTGGCGGGTGAAATTGTAGACCTCGGTCGTACGGTAGCCGGAGTCGATCACCAGCAGGTGGACCGGGTAATACAGGCCTTCGGCGTCCTGGTAGGGATCGGTGAACATGATCGTCGCCAGATCGTCGAGGCTGACGCACTTGCCATAGCGGATCTGCCAC